AGGAACAGTTACTACAAAAGCTGGAGCTAAACCAGATATAACTGGTCAAGGGTTAGATCTAGGTATTGGCAATGTAACGATTATAGGTAAATGTAATTTATCTGTTACAGGTAATGGTTTTGATTTAGCGATAGGTAACGCTACAGCTAAGGCAAACGCTACAGCGATTGTTACAGGTAAGAGATTTAATATATCAACAAGTAATGTTACAGTAATAGCTAAAGCTAAAGCTTTACCAACTGGTGAAGGTTTTGATATAGGAACATCTGATATAACAATTAGACAATGGGATCAGATAGCCACTAACGCAACACAAGTTTGGACGGAGATATAATATGTTTTTTGGAGCAACACCTTTTGCATCAACTACCTTTGCTGGCGTCGGTATTCAGAGTGTAACCGTATTAGTAAATGGAAAAAGAGTAAATATAGCTGTTGGAAATGCAGAAGCAGACTCTGGAGTTAATGTTACAGGCAATAGATTTAACCTTGCATTAGGTAGTGTTTCTGTGGTATCTTGGAACCCAATAGATCCAAACGCAACGGGGACGTGGGTCCCGATTGACCCATTAAACCCATAGGAGAATTATGGCATCAACATTTTCGAGTAATTTAAAATTAGAATTAATGACTACTGGTGAGAAGTCAGGTACATGGGGTACTATAACTAACACCAATTTACAGCAATTAGAACAAGCCTCATCTGGTTACATCTCAATAGATGTAGCATCGTCTGATCAAGCATTAGCGATTTCTAATGGAGCTGTATCAAATGGTAAAAACCTGTACTTAAAACTAACGGGTACTCTTGCGGCTAACAGAACTGTAACGGTTCCAGATTCAGTCGAAAGAGTATACGTAGTTGAAGACGCTACCAATAGAACCACAAATAGATATACTTTAACTTTTAAAACTGTATCTGGCACAGGATTAAGTTTACCTGTCGGATCAACTTCTTTAGTTTATTCAGATGGCACAAATATAAATTTAGGTCTTCGTAGAAAAGGTTACATAACTACAACAGGAACTTATACAGCTGTTGCTGATGATCAAGTGTTAGTTGATACAAGTTCTTCAACAGTAACTGTAAATTTACCTGCATCACCTGCTGTTGGTGATGAAGTGCATTTTATAGATAGTAAAAATTTTTTTAATTCTAACAACTTAACCATAGGCAGAAATGGTTCCAACATTTTAGGCTCAGCATCGAACCTAGTAGTCAGTGTAAACGGCTCAGCATTTACTTTAGTTTATGTTAATGCGACTAGAGGTTGGGCTTACAAAACTAAAATATAGGAGCTACTGATGGCTCTAGTAGAGTTTAAATTTAAACCTGGAATCGATAAACAACAAACAGAAGCTGGTGCAGAAAACCGTTGGGTTGATTCTGATAATGTAAGATTTAGATATGGTTTACCAGAAAAAGTTGGTGGTTGGTCATCACTAGTTACAGATACAATAGTCGGTGTTGCTAGAAAACAGCATGCGTTTGTTGATAACGATGGTAACCGGTACGTGGCCCTTGGAACAGATAAGTTTTTATTGATATACTTTGAAGGTCAGCTTTACGATATTACGCCTCTTAAAACAACTTTAACATCTGCAACTATTGCAACAACAAGTGGATCACCAACGTGTACAATTACAAAAGCAGCACATGGCGTAGCTGTTGGAGATATAGTGCAATTGGATTCTGTAACACTACCTGGTGGTACAGGTTTTACTAATGCTGACTTTGAAGATAAAAATTTTCAAGTTATCTCTGTACCAACAACAGGAACGTTTACAATTAATCAAGCTAGTAATGCAAGTGGCACTGTATCAACAGGTGGTAGTTTAAGTATAAAACCATACGAACCAGTAGGACCACGAGCACAAACGTATGGTTATGGTTGGGGTATGGATCCTTGGAGTAATGGTAACTGGGGTGAAGCAGCAGCTGCATCTGATGTTACACTAGAACCTGGATTATGGTCATTAGATAATTTTGGTGAAGTGTTAGTTGCAACTATATTAAATGGTAAAACATTTACATGGGACTCTGGCATATCACAAAGATTAACAACTCGTGCATCAACAACAACAAATAATTTTGCAACAACTAATAATCCTACAAAAACAAGAGTCACTCTTATATCACCAACTACAAGACACTTAATTCATTTAGGCACAGAAACAATTGTTGGTACACCTGATTCACAAGACGATATGTTTATAAGATTCTCAGATCAAGAAGATATTAATACTTATTCACCTTCTGCAACTAATACTGCAGGCACACAAAGATTACAAGATGGCACAAAAATTATAGGAGCTATAAAAGCAAAAGAAGTTATTCTAATATGGACTGACAATGCATTGTATACAATGAAGTTTATTGGCTCTCCTTTTACGTTTGCTGTAGAGCAAGTTGGTACAAACTGTGGACTGATAGGACAGAATGCTGTTATTGAAATAGATGGAGCTGCGTTTTGGTTAAGTCCAAAAGGTTTCTTTCTTTACGATGGTACGGTAAAATCATTGCCTTGTACGGTTGAAGATTTTGTATTTGATAATTTTGATACAACAAAAGGCCAACAAGTATCTGCAGGATTAAATAATCTTTTTACAGAGATAACATGGTATTATCCATCATCTACTTCAGATTATAATGATAAGTATGTTGTATTTAATTTTGGAGAATCACCAGGAGTACCAGGTGGTGTTTGGTATACAGGAACAGAAGCAAGAACATCATGGATGGATGCAACTATTTATCCAAATCCATACGCAACAAAATATGATGTTAATGCAAGTGGTACATTTCCTGTGATTGTTGGAGAATCAGGTTTAGGCCAAACAACTTACTTTGAACATGAGGTTGGTACAGATCAAGTTAATCCAAATGGTACAACTACAACAGTGACATCATTAATTGAATCTTATGATATAGATTTACAATCACGACAAAGAGATGCAAAAGGTAAAGCTACAGGTCCACAAGTTGCAGGTGAGGTATTTCTTGCAGTCAGAAGATTTGTACCAGATTTTAAAACACTACAAGGTAATTCTAAAATAAGTCTTGATATAAAAAGATATCCACAACAAACATCTACAATATCAACACATAGTCCTTTTACAGTAAATTCAAACACAACAAAAAAAGATACCAGGGCTAGAGGTAGATTTGTTAGTTTAAAAATAGAAAATGTAAATGCAAGTGAGTCGTGGAGATTTGGTACATTTAGATTAGATATACAACCGGATGGTAGAAGATAATGGCAAAGATAACTGTAAGAATACCAGAACCAAAAGAACAATACGATTTTTCAAATCAAAAACAAATAAATAGATCGTTGACACTTATGAAAGAACAATTAAACTCAACGTTTCTAGATGAATTAAAACAGGAGCAAGAGAGATTCTCTTGGTTTTTAAGTGGCTAATATATATACAAATGCAAAGGTAGATCTAACTACCAATAGTGAAACAACGGTTTATACAGGGCCTTCTGCTACTACTAGTATTATAAAATCTATACTAGTTTCTGACGATTCTGGTAGTGGAGATTCCATAACTTTAACATTAACAGCTGGGGCATCGGTGTTTAGTTTGTTTAAAACAAAGGCTATTTCGACCAATCAAACAGTTGAGTTATTATCACAACCCCTTATAATACAAGAAGCTGAAATATTAAAAGCAACAGCAGCCACAGCAGACAGGTTACATATTGTCATTTCTGTGCTACAAATAAATAGGAACTAATATGGCATTTAAAGAAGAAGGATCAGTAGAATACGTAACAATTGATGGTAAAGAGGTACCTGTTGTTAAGTGTGAAGCTGAAATAGTTTTAAGAAATACAAAAACAAATTACGAGTACAATTCAGATAAGGAAGCAGAAGACGACATTGCTAATCCAGATACAGATACAGTAAGAGAAGATATAACAAGATCGGTAAAAATCAAAGTAGCAAAGATACCGGCTATTGGTGCATCATCTGATAAGGACGAAAATTAATGGCAATCACAAGAGCACAACAAGTAAGACAGATGTTAGAAGATGGTGGTATGTTAGTTAAACCACGAGCAGATGGTAAACGACCAGGTTATTATGGACCTGACGCTGGTGAGGGTGGTAAGGAATCTGATTTTGGTAAAGACGCATACAGTGGAGGAATAAGTGCTATTGATAGAGGTGAAGGACCAGGTGGTACAGATCAACAATTTGACAGAGCAAAACAAGCTATAGATAACAGAGCAGCTGCAGAAGCTAAAGAAAAAGAAAGGATTGCTAAAGAAGCAGCAGCAGCCTTTAATAAAAGACAAATAGAACGTAAAGCTTTAGAACGAAGAAAAAGAATGGGACTTAAATTGATGAAAGAAAAAATCCCTGGAACTCAAGAATATTTAGATGCAGAGGATGATGACACAGCAGCAGAATTAGATCTTTTTCTTAACGATCCAATGACAAGAGAAAGTTTTTTACCTTTAACTTTAAAGCCGTTTGAACAACCTTTAAAAAAAGGTGCTGTAAAAACTAGAGGTTTTTTTGCGGACCCTAATTACAAAAGTATTTTTGGAAAAGATAAAAACACTGTTTTAGAAGCAGGTAATTTTAATTACAAAGGTGCACCATTAACACAAGAACGTTTTGATAAAATGACTTTAACAGAAAAAAATCAAGCTTTTAAAGATTATATGGGTCAAAGAAATGCTAATACAATAGATGCCTATGGTAATCCTTTAAATACAGGAGACGACAGAGGTCCAACCGTTCCTCTTATACCACGAACAATAGCAAACATGACAGATGATGCAGCTGACTCTGATGCTGAAGAAAAAGAAAACGTTGGTAGAATGTTTAGATTATTAGCCGATGGTGGTATGACAGAAGATGCACCTGTAGGTGGGATCATGGATATTGAAACAGGTAGACAAATGTATGGTCTAGGTAAATTAGTTAAGAAAGCAACAAGAGCTGTTAAAAAAATTGCAAAGTCACCAATAGGTAAGGCTGCATTGTTATATGCGGGTGGTAGTTATTTATCAGGCATGGGAGCTTTAAAAGGTTTACCTGGTGCAGGATTCTTAAAAAGTCCTAAGTTTTTAAATTTTATGTTTAAAGAGGGTGTTCCTGGTTTTTCAACTTTAACAGGTAAAGGAGCTATGGCAGGTATAGCTGCATTATCAGCATTACCTTTGTTGAAAGGACAAGAAGAAGACGATGAAGAAGATATAGACAGAGGTCCTCCATTAGAAATAGATAGAATAAGAGCTAATCCATATCTGTTTACACCTAGAAGGTTTGCTGCTGAAGGTGGCTCTATG